CGCCAGCATCAATATTACGCTTAGCCAGCGGCCAATCGACCTCTGGCCTGCTCAGTACCGTATTCAAGCGCTTGCCAGATAGTTCGCTCGTAGCAGTGTGCGCTGCGAGCTGCTGACCACCAAACGTAATGAACCCGTCAGCAGCAACCGCTCCCGCAATCGACTCGCCCGATGGTTGATAGTCGAGACTCCAGTCCTCAACGATGCCCGTGAATTGGACGGCAGTCGATCCGCCTGGTACGAGCGTCGAGATCTTCACATCACGTCGAGGCTTGATATTCGGATAGAATGGTCCGGCCGTATAGTACGGATCAAGCGCGCGGTCTTCATTGTTGAAGGTGATATTCGCGACGCCGGTAGGGTACTTGTCGAGCTCTCTGCTGCGGCCACGATTGATCGTGACAGCCTTCACGCGACTCGTCAGATCATAAAAGAGCGTCCCACCAAACGCGTAAGGATAGCCCTTCGACGATGTGGCTTGAAAGATGCTCTGCGGATTCGCCGCGATCGCTTCAGGCGTATTCGTCGCCGTCCCCGAACCAAACAAGAGAAACGCGCCACCCTGACTCGACAAGTCGAAACCAATCTCGACGATGACGCTCGGCGCAGCCACTACCTAATGACTCGCTGCCTGGTCTGTGTGCCACCACTTGACGACACGCCAAGGCTCGTCGTCTGAATGCTCGGACCCATAAAGACCTGACCATTCCGCCGCTCGTACTTCTTGATTGATTCGACGATGACGCGTCCGAGCTCGTCCGGATTCGTACCGAGCCCAGCATTCACCGTCAGGTTATACGTCGTGCCGCCACCACCACCACCAATCGCGTCGCGAAGCATACTCATCGCCTGATTCGAGCCGAGCGGAATGACGGCCTCCGCGCCCGACTCGCCAGCCGTAAAGACTTGCTTCTTCAAGATCCCACCCATCGCCATACGGACGGGCTCGGGATTCGCATTCGCCCATTCTTCCATAATCTGCTGAATCTCTTCAGGCGTCCGCTTATTCTTCACCGCGAGGGCTCGACGCTCACGCCGTCGACGTACCCAATCCGCGTGCGCCTGCCGCGCCGCATCACTCGCCGTCGTCGAGCCGCCAGCTGTGATCGGCACGCCCTGACCCACGACGCTCTGAATGTCACGCGCAGACGCGATGATCCCAGCAATCTCCCGCCCAAACGCACCCGCAAACGCCGACCCGAGCGCTGCGCCACGATCCGCACCAATGATCGCATTCAACTGGTCAGCAAAGTTCTGCGCACTAATCGCGCCCGTGTTGAATTGCTCGATGAGATTATCGATTGCAGTCTGGTTCGCGGATTGCTGATCGGCGACGCTCTGCTCGAGCCGTGTAGCCTCCTGCTCGACCAAGAAATCGTTGAGGTCTTGTGTGGCTTGGGCACGCTCCTCATCCGTCGTGGCATTCGCGACGGCATCGAGGAGGGCTTTCTTCTCACGCGCAGCCTTCTCGATTGCTTGCTGCTTGCGAATGTTTGCTGCTGCGATTGCGGCCGGCGACGACGTACCCGTGATCTGCGCGAGCATCCCTCCAATGCTCGACCCCAATCCGCTCATTGCTTGACGCGCAGACTGCACCGCCTCGCGTACCGTCTTCGTGACGATGCCCTTGAATGCGCGCCTACCGACGGCATCCATCCCGAGAATGCCTAGAAACTTCTCTTTCGCCAAGCCGTCGCCGGGGATCACACTAACCATGTCGCGGATCGCCTGAAGAATCACATTCTTGAGAGCTGGGCCGAGCGTCTCTTGCAACCCCGTCACGAGACCGCGAAGCAGGTCCACCGCGAGCTCGCCACCAGAAAGCTGAAAAAGGAAGCGGCCGATACTATTGAGCTTCTCGACAATGCCTCGCACCGTGGCGCCAGCACCATCCTTGCCCGTCGCCTCAAACGCGCCCAGCACGGCATGACCAAGCCCAGCACCGAGCCGCTGGCCCGCATTATTCACATAAACACGCAGTTCTTGGTAAATCTTCTCGACTGATTCGCGCCCATTCAGCACCTTCGGCCGAATCATCAAATCGAGCGGATAGGCTGTGCCCTCCCACCACTGGACGACGGACGAGAAGCCGCGCCAAAACAAGCCTTGAAACGTGCCGATGATAAACTCAATCTTCGCGCGTAGCGTCGCCTGGCCTCGGAGCTCGTTCACAAACGATGCAAGCTTGCCACCAGCGACAGCGAGCACTCCGACGAGTGGACCTCCAATCGATTCGCGCAGATTCTCCACCGCCACGTTGAATCGTGCGAACGATCCGGCAGCGCTCGTCCCATAATTCTCGGCTTGCCCGGCAAATGCTTGTTGGAGCGCTGCCAGGCGCTCCTGCTTAGAAGCATTCTTATCGATCTCGATGCCGTATTCCTTGAAGAGCCGATTCGACCCAGCCAGCGTCTTCGCGACCTTCACCGCGACACTATCCAGATTCGTGAAGCCCTGCGAAGCACTAATGTCGAGCGCCAAGTTTAGACCTTGCATCGCCGAGGTCGTGTCATGCGTCGACTGGAGGATGCGTCCAAAAGCGCCCGAAGCTGCCTCATCATCAACACCGAACGTATCCGCCAGGCGTTGGAATTGATCGTTGAGGCGATTGATCTCGCCTCCCGCTCCGATCGTCTTCAAGCGGCCGGCGAGAATCGTCGCGGCCTTCTCCGATTCGATCGCAGCAAGCGCGCTCTTTCGCAACTCGAGGACGACTCCCGTAGCGATCGCAGCACTCGCGAGAAAACCAAACTTGCGAATACTCGACCCGCCACGACTAAGGGCACGCGCCAACTGCGTCGTGTCCGCAAGGATCGGAATTATGATAGCCATGAGGATAGTCTACTAGCGCATGAATGCGCTGCCGCGTGGACGCGACCGCCCGAGCTTGCCCTTGTCTCGCAGAGCCTCATTGATGAGTTGTTCCATGTTGACGACTGAGCGCCGCATCGATGAGATGACGAGATCCCGATTCGCGTCGACCGCGGGATACATAAAGCGCGAAGGCTCGCCAAACTTCGCCGACAGATTATCCGCAAACACGCTGCGCGTAATCTTCCCAGCCATATCAAAGGGCGTGGAAGTCGGCGCAGCCGAGATGAGACGAATGAGCGTCTCCTTGCCTTTCTTGTCTCGCGTGCGCTTATTCCTAACGCTAATCGTCGTTCGTCGGCGCATCGCCGTCGCATCGTACGGCTTTATTGGACTCTTACTCTTGCGCGGATTCGGCGCGCCTGTCTGCTTCGGCGCAACCCAACCGGATAGCGCCACCGTTGGAATCTTAGATTTAGCAGCCGCAACAATTGGCTTCGCATCCGTCTTCAAGCGCTTGATAGCCTCACGCCGCAGAATCGGATCGATATCTTGAAGGACGCCTAACGTCTGATTGAGTCCGCGAATCTGCTCCGCCATCATGTCACCTCTGCTGCTGCTGCACGCTTCGCCACCTAATATAGCCGAGCATCGTCCAAAGCATCCGCTCGGACTCTTCCATCAGCACGCTCGGAGCGATCCCCAACTCGACGCTCAGCGATGCTACCAGCCAGTGGCTGGAGTGTTCTCCAAAGGGACGAGCGCTGGCGTCTCAGTCGCCTCAATATCCTCGAGGAGCTCGATCCACTCCGTAAACTCAAGCGTCGTCTGTTTCCGCCTGGTCTGTGCGTGCCATGCTAGCCATACGAAGTCGCGCGCGAAGACGCGATCCCCACCGAGTTCGGATGATGGACGCTCGAAGCGCTCCTCCCACGCAACAATGTCCGCGAGGCCCGCGATGATCGTTTCGCGCTTATCCGCGCCGGTCTGTTGAATCTCGAATCGTAGTTCCATCGTGCCCTCCCAAGGCTAGTTTTAGACGGTCGCCTTCGTGATCGTGCCCGACACGGGCCACGAGACGTCAACGCTGGCGAGCTCGCCGATGGCACCATTCACAGGCGACCAGCCAACCACAAGCGCGCTCATCGTATAGCTCGGATTCGCAGTCGAGACGGCCGTACCATTCGGCTTCACGACGACCGCAGTCGTCGAGCCAATCAGCGGATAGATCAGACCCTCGACCGTGGCGCTGTACTCCTGATGCATCGACAGGCTAAGCTTCGTATCGAGCAGGCCACCGACGCGCGTCTTCCCCGTCGATCCGAATGCGGTGGTCTCCACCTCGTCAACGCTCGTCTCGATCTGGACCTGCTTGACAAATGCGGAGACGTCAGTGCCGCCGATCGTAATCACGCTGTTAGTAAGGACGAGCTTTGCCACTTGACTCCTCCTGGAGCTGCGATCGGGTTATGGCTAGAGTATAAACGCCGAAAAGTCAGGCATAGACAACCACGCGAAAATCAATCGACAAATACGTCGTGTCATTCCCATCTACGGTCCCGATGCTGCCGGCCGATTCGACGATACATTGCTGAACGACACCACCAAGCGTAGGATCCGCCTCGAGCGCCGCACGCACACCCGTATACGACAGGTACGAATCGAGCAAGGCTTCGGAAGACCGCTCAGACGCGCGCCCCACAATGATCTGCACCGAGTACATCTGGACAACGTTACCCGAGCCCATCGCGCCATGATAATCCACGCTCTGCAAGATCGGAAAACCGAATGGTGTGTTGAGATTATCCGGCTGACGAGAGTACGTTCGCAGGCCCGTGATCGTGCCGAGCGCTGCTGCGAGCGCCGTCTTCGCCTGCGTAACCGTCGCAGCAGCCACTACCTGAACAGCCTCATCTTACGGTACGGCTCGACCAGCATCTGCACATCAGCATCAAGGAAACGCGAGACGCGCACGGCTCCCATATCACCAAAACCGGCGACACCAAGCGGAGCGTCGAAGCGCTTGAATAGTCGCGAGGATTGGAGGATCGCCGCAGTCTCCACAGCCTTCGGCACAGCAGGCCACCCCCATACAGCAGTCACCTTGACGAGCGCCTGCTCACCAAAAACCGCGCTCACCATCGGAAAAGCATAGTCACCTACGGCGCGGATCCGATCGTACGGCCACGCGATCCCATCGAGGATGCCATTGAGCGGCTCGAGTTGGTAATCCGTCGCAGCAAACGTCACATCAAACGTGCCGCGTGCTTGCGTGCTTGTCTGAATCGTGATCGCCGTGCCCGCCATGTCATCGACTGGACAATAGAGCGGATCAGGCGCAGAGAATAGGCGCGTCGCCGTGCCAGCCGAAAAAAAGTTGCGTGCTGTGTACCCGTCGATCAGGCGGCTCGCCGATTCGATGCTCCCCTCAATCAGCGTGTCATCCGTCGAGTCTGTGATTCGCAGCGCGGCTTTGACTTGTACGAGCGTGCAGTAACCATTGAGAACAGCCATGCAGACAGTTTACCCTGCTGCGAGGGCTAGACTCACATAATTCCACCGTAACGCATTCTCCAGTGGGATGCCAGGCACGTCTGCTTTGTCCGTGATCGCCTCGAGGAGCCGCGCATAGATCTCCTCGTAACCATTAATATAGCCGGGATGAT